GATTTTGGTTGCGTCATGCACGAGGCTAAGTCCTAACGCTCCAGCCTGTAGCCTATGCGGTGCAACGCTCTAGCAATGTCGGTGGCGGTTTCCTCGATGGCACTTTCGTCCAAGTCCCAGTGACATGCGTGGAGCATTTCGTGGATCAATGTGTCTAGCTCCACCTCGCCGCGTAGCGTGCTGCGGACAGTGATGGTCTTGCTGGCAGGATCGCAGAGTCCGTCGTTGCCTTGGCCTGGATTGCCTCGGTGGAGCGTCCAGTATCTGCCGCGAAGTCGCATTCGCATCATGCACCTCTTAGACGCAAAGCTTCCGTAAGTTTTTTGATGTCGTCGGTCGATGCGTATTGAGTAAGGATCTCAATTGCGAAACTAACCTTGTCTGGAATCCTTTGCCCCTTTGGTTGCCTAGTAGACCACAACTCAAGATTTTCGATTCGATTGTCGGCACGGTCGCCATTCAAATGGTGAACGGTTTCATGTTTATCCAATGGTCTATTAGATAATTCTCCATTACCACCAAATGCTCATAAACATAGCCTCTTTTATTGGCGCGATTGTGTTCAGGTTTAAGCAATCGCACATAACCGTCGTCAATTGACTTGCCACCTTTCCAATTGTATCGTCTGTCGCCACGTCGATTTCTGGCCTGGTCCGCAGCAAAGCAACCGCAACTACTAGTCCATCCTGTTTGAAGTTTATTCGCAGTGGTTTTGGTTTCTCCACCGCATTCACATTTGCAACGCCACCTCCAGGCGTTATTTACACGAACTTTTTCGACAACTGTTAGGCGTCCAAACTTCTGCCCGAGGATCATGCTATCTGGAGTTGGCTTCGATTTCTTACGCAGTTCTAACTTCACCATTTTTTGCAATCCTCATATTTCTGACGTTAAATGTCTTGTCTTTGGATATTTCCACGAAAGCAAATCCGTGATTCCAACGGTTTATTTTCGCGTACTCTGGCACTAAATTACAAAGACAACCAGTGGACCATATAAATTGTTCCGAGTGCCACATGTCTGTGTCTGCGTGGGATGAAGTCTGATGCGAGTGACCGACCAGGACGGTGTGATGGGTGCGAAGGAACGCTCCGCGAGCTGGGTTGACTGGCGAGAAAATGGATTTGCCTAACTCGTGGCCGTGGAGCACGGGCAGCTTGCCAAGCATAATTGGTCTCTGATCGCCGATTACCTGGATGCCAAACTGCTTCGCCTTGACGAGTTCATCAATTCTGACGTTGGCAAGGTCGTAGATTTCAGGTGCTCGGTTCCAGATGAAGTGATCCCAGCGTTCTTCGTGATTGCCTAGTTTGTAAAGGATGCGTGCTTTTGGAAACTGGTGCCGCAGCCATTCTAGGCCAGAAATTACCGCCTTGAGTTCCTCGCTGAAGCGTCGATGATGCGGATCGCGTTGGTGACGAGAGACTTGGTAGAAGTCGGCAAAGTCGCCGTTGATGAGCAAGCAGTCTGGTGATTGCTTTTTGAGCTCCTTTACCGCAGCTGCGAAAGCGATCTCGTCATGGTATGGAATGTGGACGTCGCTGAGGATTGCGACACGCTTAGCGTCGATTTCGACCGACTCCCATGCAACCGCCAGGCTCGGCGGCATAGATGGCACAGTCCCTGCAACGCCCTTTTTTCGTGGCTGCGTCGCGGTTTTGCTTTTGCGTTTGCCTAGTGCACCGCGGATCGCTCTGATCATGCTTCGAGCATTCTCTACGGTTGCAAAGCTATTGGGACGTTCGGCCTTGGCTCGTTTGGCGAGGCCAAGATTCGGAGCGTCTGGAAATTTGCGGCAAAGTTCCTCCAAGTAAAGGCGAGCGGAAGTGTAAGGTAACCCTGGTTTATTTCCTAGTTTCTTTTTCGCCATCTCAATCCGTCCGTGTTTAGGTGAGGATGCGTTTCGCCGTTTCTAGCTTGTCTCTGCAAGTCGCTAGGTGAATGATGTGTGCGTCGTCGATTCCGTCCCAGAAGTTCGGAAAGTAGAACTGCCAGTTGAATCGTGAATCCAGCAGCTGGTATCCGTGCTTGACCGCCTGTTGCTCGACGATAATCTGTTCTGCACAGTGACTGGTCGGGATGTTTTCTGGTGGTTCCGTCCAGACTAAAGCGGCTGATTTGCGTGTATAGACAACTCCAGAATTGAGGCAGATGTCGCTGTCGTCGTAATCCATGCCTATGGCTTTGCAGACATCTCTGCGTTCCGATCGCAACCAATCTAGGCTATGGAGATATGGTGCATCGTCGTGGATTAACACATCGCACGATTGTCCAAAGAGCGACGGACACGATTGCTTGATAATGCAGTCCGCATCCACGAACAGCACCTCTTCGTACTGCTCGGCGAAACGCCGTGTGCGGAACTTCTCGAGTCCCCACCATTTTCGCGTCGCGTTTGTCAGTTGGATAAAGTCGGCTCGGCAGCGGTCTGCGTATGCTTTGATGGTTGGTCCGGTTATCTCAAGCAGGTCAAGGAACTCGCGGCCTGTGGCTACAGTGACGACAGCCTTGGTTTTACCGGACCAAGGTCTAACGTTTCGCCAAAGTGTGAGTGCCTGGCCGAGCGTCAGTTCTGGTTTTCCTAGCTTTTTGTTGACTGCATTGTGGATTCGCACTGTCCAGTGAAAGAACGCCATTGGACTGGCAAAATCTGGCGGGTCGATCTCTTTGAATTTCTCGTAACCTTCGCGGCATTTGCATTCGTAGTTAGGTATCTGAGATTCCCAATCTGCAAGTCTGACTGGATCGTTTTGCATCGTGTGCAGTTCGTTCCAATGCACCAAAAAAACGCGAGACGAATCCACGTTCGTGCCAATCGGCCTGCCATTCAAATAGACAGCGTCGGTACTCATATGATTGTGAACGTCCAATCTCCACCGTCTACGTTAAAGTTTAGCGTTGTTGTTGTGCATGATCCGCAAGATTCACAACCTGGAACGATGGTTATTACCGCATCAGGGTCGGCAGTGCACTTTAAATTTGTCTTGCAAGTTGAACTTGCAGTCGGCCAATCGACACAGCACTGCTCCTGTATTTTAGATGTGGACAGGTTAAAGTTGATGACCCCTGCCGTTTTAAGAGTTGTGTATAAACGAGAGCGAGTGATATCGATAGTCGTCGTTGTTCCGTTGGTAATACTTCCCCAAGTTCCTGGATAGCCGATGTCGTAGTCCTCTGGAAAATCATCAAGCGACGTGCAGTCTGTATCCGATGGTTCCGAGCATGACGTGTTGGTGCATTGCGTCCAAAGAGCACTTTGCACCGTTGTTGTGATGTTCATTGTTGCGGTGACTAGATACCGGCATGCATTTGCGTCGCCAGGAGCCGTGCTGCATGTTGGACTAGGTGCTTTGCATCGAAAAACATGCAAAACGAAAGAGTTAAGCACGGACTTGATTCGATAAAATCTAGCTCTTCGGCAGCACCAGTCTTTAGTTCCGGAGCAGGTATTGAGGTTACACTCTTCAGTCATACCGCGTTGCCAAGCCGTATAGTAAGTATCGCCTCCGTACACAAACGATCCTATGTCAAACTTTTTGGTGCAAGGATGGTTATGCGTATCGTCTGGACATGGGTATGGATCTTTGCTTGTCAGCGGTTGATCGGTGTACAAACTTGCGAAGTCCACCAAGAGATCCTGGCTTACATTGCTGACAACCGGAGGCAATTCAGCGATCTCAGCAGTTCCACAATTGCAGCAGGTGCAGCATCCAAAGCATCCCATCAGCTACACACCTCCACCGCTATCCATTTGTCTCCTACTCTAAAGCAAATAACGTAGGCACCGCTAGAAATTGCGGCTCCGGTGTTTAACACCGTAGTTCCAGACGCTGTGCCTCCAATTTGATCGAGAGTGAGAGTTGAAACGACGTAGCTTCCATCGATCTTTTTCCACTGAACGCTTCCGCTTCCGAGAGTTGTCCCAGACCTGGCAGTGACAGTACTCGTTGTGACTCCGAGCCTGACGTCAAAGCCAAGATTCTGAACATTTGCACCAGACGCACCAGATGATCCCTGTTTGCCAATGGTGCGAAGCAGCTCGGTAGAGTCGGCTTTGTTGAAGGCGTACATCGTTTCGGATTCGTCGGCCATCGCTAACTCCTAATGAAATCCGAAAACTCGATTTCTCTTTTGATTCTGAACGTTAGCTCTTCTGGAGGATCTCCAGCAGCGACTTGATTTCCGGCACCGTCAAGGTTGCCGATGATTGGCGTTAATCCGTCTAAATCAAAACACCTTCGGCCAAACTGGTTTGTCGGACCAACGTCCAGCATCTTCACATCGTGAGTGTCTGGATCGTAGGTGCACTTGTAGGACACTCGCCATGCTTGGAATCCACCAAAGTATCCTAGCTCCGCACCTGACAGCTCCAGAAGCAATGTTCGTGCAGCTCGTCCAGCAAACGTAGTCTTGTTGACGCAGTCGTTGCGATCCATCAGTGTTTTTAAGTCTTGTGCTGGATTCTCAAACTGCACAAATGAAAATTGTGCGAGCGATTTCGTTTCGGTGAGCGGTGTCTCAAAAGCCGTTCCGGCACTGTTGGCTATTTTCTGAGGCGTTGGTGTGGTCCGGTCTTCTGTGATAACCTTTTCTTTAGTTGTGAACGAATCGACCTTGAACACCGGAACCCAGCTTGTCGGATTGTCGCTGGGATTGTTTGGATCTTGCTTCTGATCCTCTTTGTTGCTCTCAAATTCGCACACTACGTCCCAGTAGAGCGGATTGACCTCGGATCGAGTGCAGGACTTCGACGTGCAGACGAGTTGGTACGGGCCGTACAGCAAGCCGACAATCGGTAGACCTGGAGTTTGGAGAAGCACCTCTTCGCGGGTAACTGACTTTGAGTCGGTAACGACCAAGAACGTGACGCTGGATGTGAATACTAGCGTGTTGTTTGATCCCTGTTTGACCGATCCAGAACCGCTACGTTTCTCGCCAACTATTTCGCTGGGCATGTTAGTTCCTTCCCGCCATCGCCAAACGTGGTGCGTTTGTGTTTTGTTCCGCGATCTTTCGAAGTTCCCTCAATTGGTCTTCTGCCAGCTTCTTGGCCTCGGCAGCTTGCTTCGATTTCTCGTTTTGCTGTGCGATGAACTTGTAGGCTTCGACAGAACCGGAACGTAGAGCAGGTGCTATAGTGGATGCTATTGCGTTTGGATTCATCGCTTGCTGGAATTGCGATGCTGCCTGCATGCTCGCCTGATTGAATGTTCGCGCGTCGATGTTGCCTTGATTTCGCAACATTTCCAAACGCTGCATTTCATCCCTGAAACCGATCGCTGGGTTGAATTTTTCTTGGAGCGATCTTCCCTGTGCTGCAAACCCATCGCGACTTTTGTCGCTGATGGTTTTGAATGACGCTTGACCAAATTGGTAGATTTGCTGAAGTCGTTGTTGAGATTCGGTGTTCGCACGAGCAACTGCACCTTGAAGAAGGTCTGGACGGTCAACTAGTTGACGCTTCAATTCTGTGATGCGTGCCGCAAGACGTTCTGATTCGCTCGCTCGCTGTTGCTTCAGGAAGTTTTCAGTATCAACCCATTGCTTTCGATCCTCGTCACTTGCAAGCAATCCACGTTGCCGAAGTTCATATACCTTAGCCTCGTCTTCCAGTTTTTTCTTTCTCGCTTCTCCTTCCTCTGCCAATTGACGCATCGCTTTAAGACGCTGAGTTTCCGCCATCGTGTCGAGCGTCTCTGCGGCTTGAATGCGATCTCCTTCGGACATTTGAAATCCAGGATTTAGCAACTTATCACGCTGAAATCCAGCTTCTCCCATTTGAGCACGTTTCATGTCCTCAAATGCCTTTGAGTTTGTCTGCGAAAACTCTTGCTTTCTAGCCTCAATCCTCTTTTCTTCTTGCTTCCATCTTTCCTCTTGGTCGGCAGCCTCTTTCGCTGCTAGGTCTGCACGCTCCTTGGCGATTCGATTGTTCTCTTCTAGCTGGTCTTGTTCTTTTTTCAGCAAATCCGCTAGTCGCTTTTCCGATGCGTTTGCTTCTTCGCGTTCTCGATTGTATTTATTGGCCTGGCCAGTAAGATTCGCCCAAAACTCTTTGAACCAAGGTCCAAATGACCTGGCACCTTCAATGGTGTTTGTGATTCCATCGAGTGCGTTATTAACTCCTGGAGTCACTGACTCACCAAGAGACTTTTTGAACATCATCCACTCGTTGGCAAGCTTCGACATTTTTACGGATGTCGTTTCTGCCATTTTTTCATTCATGTCGTTAAATCGACCTCCTTCGGAGGTTGCTGATTTCAGCGAATCAGCCAGCATCTTTGCCGACACATTCCCTGCTTCCATTTGTTTTTTCAACTCCGCCATAGAAATACCCGTCGTGCGACTGATTTCTTGGAGCGGATTGAATCCTGCGTTGATCATTTGCAGGACTTCCTGACCCATCAAGCGACCGTTTGCCGATACCTGGCCAAACGCAAGAGCAAGCGATTGGAACTTTTCCTCGTTGCCCATGCTGATCTCGGAAAGACGATCTAGCGTTGGAGTAATCTGTGCAGCAGAAACACCAAACCCAAGCAGAATCTTGCCAGCTTCTTGAAACGCCGCGACGTTAATCGGTGAGTTTTTGTCTAGGTTCTCAAAGTCTTTCATCAATTGCTTAGTTTGTTCCGCCGATCCTGTTAGCACTTCAAACTGTGCTTTTACCTGTTCGGCTTTTGCAGCAAGATTGAAACCATCCTGTGCCGCTTGAAATCCTTTGTAAGCAATTGCTGCAACCGTCAATCCAGCTGTCAATCGACCGAAACTTGACGTGAGCGATCCAATCGCTCCTGAATGCTGAACGTTGACCGCTGCGTTTCGTTCCATCTGCTCTTTGATGGTCGCGTGCATCTGCTTGTATTTAGCAGCACTGATTTGGCCCTCAATCAGTGCTCTATCAAGAAGCTGGAGTTTGCGTTCGTATGTTTCGAGCGGAGTAACGGACTGCCGTGCAATTTGTGCTATCTGAGAAAGTTCGCTGCGAGTGAACGAGCCGTTTCGACGCACCTCGTCAATGTCCATGCCGATCTTGAGGCTAGCTGCGTTGATCGTTCCGGCCATTCTTCGCTTTCTCCAGTCCTAGAGATTTCAACATTCCGCCAAACGCTTTTTGGTTGTCGCTGCTGCTCGCCGGCAACGCGATTTCGACTCGCTTCTTTGGCCGCTTCCACCGCGGTGGCATGTAGTCCTCGATTGGAAGTGGTTCTTTCCCGGCCTGGCAGTAGGTGCCGAATGCCGCCTGGTGTGCGATCATGGCCGACTGTGCCCAACGCTCGCCGATTGGCTCGATCTGGTCAAACGCCTCCCAGAAGTCCAAGGCACCTTTTGGAAGCGACTTCAACCAGCCTCGCACGTCGACGATGCCCCATTCCAACGCCAGCCGACCGGCGAGCATCAACCGTCGGCTTCGTCGGAGTTTTTTACGAGCCCTTTGACTTCGCCAGGATCGTACCGATTTAGCTTTTGACACTCTTCAAACAAAACTCCAGCAAGCGATCGAGGCATCGCCTTCAGTTGCGACTCGTCGTCGACAATTCGATTTCCTTCGTCATCAACGAGCATGAGTGCGATCATGGATCGACGTGCTCGGCTGAAATCGAACTTGCCCGCTTTGTCCTGGAGCATCAATTCGTACTGCGTTCCAGCATCCTCGGTCATCTCTCGGAGTCGGTAGTTGCGTCCATCGACGCAAACAACCGATTCTTTGAGTGGTGCTGCTAGTGACGCGAAAAACTCGTCTCTATTCATCGTCCTCGTCCGATTCGTCTTGAAGTTGTGCTTGGATCGCCTCAATGACGCTCTTTAAGTGTGTCTGAGGCGGCAAAACCTGCGATTGCTCATCGCAGAAAATTCTGCGTTGATCAGCACACGCATTTACGACTTCGTCGCTGCGATGCCAAGGAAAGTTTGCCAACGGCAGAATCTCGGAATCAACAGCGTGAGGCAAATAGCCGATGAGAACGCCATTGTCGAGGATCTGCCATTGGGTAATTTCAATCTCCTCGCCTTGGAGATTGATTGCCAGATGCTTTTGCAAAGTAATCATTGGTTATTACGCCACTGTGAAGGAAGGAGCAGTTGCACCATCGAAGACGATGGTGTATTCGCCTTCCATGATCTTGCCTTGCTCGCAGGATGGAAACTTGACGGACTTGACGAAAACAGTTCCCTGGAGCGAACCGGCTCCTGGGTAGGTGATGGTCGCACTGATGCCAGCGTATGGTTCCGCTGTCGGAATCATCGCTGTGGTGATTGGAGGTGCCGCGCCAGTCCAATAAAAGGTAACTGTTAATTCTGGGTTGTTTCGGAGATCGCTTGGTCGAATCGTTTTCATACCAGTCGTCGATAGACTGGTGGTTTCAAGTTGTTCGGTACCGATGCTGTAATCGCCGATCTTCTTAATCAGCGTGGTAATCAATCCGGTGCCGCTGATGGTGGCTCCGAGTCCGGTATCTGGTACGGTGAGTGCTGGCATGCCTATGGCTCCTTGTAATGCACCAAGAGATCAAACGAAACGATATACCGATGTTCCTGGTTTCCATCGGTCGGTGGTTCTTGTAGGTACTCATCGCCGGAGTCAAATTCGACGCCAGCAAAGTAATAGTTGCTTGTTGTGCCGCGGTAGCTGTCAATTCCGGTCTCTCGAATCGCTTTTGACAACGCAGACGCGGCTGTGCGTGTGGTTGCGTAGCAATCGAGCTGTATTCGTGCGTGTGCGGCCTTGGTTAATCCTCCGACGTAGTGATCGCGGTCGGTGCTGATGACGTAGTAGACTATGGCAGGCGTCTGTGCGTTGACTTTCAGTGCGTCTGGATACATTCGCTGTCCGACGATCGTGGAGACCGTTGAATACGAAAGTAGCTTGGTTCTGAACGCTTCACCGATTGCCGACATCTATTCCCCGCTGATCACTTTGATGGTTCGCGATGCACCTTCTGTGGAACCGCTTACGACCTGGAAGTACTTAACGCCTTCCATCGGTTGCCGTGCTAGTCCGTAATGGCGTGCGACTGATGTGCTGATCGTGAGCGAGTACGATGAGCCCTCGTTGAACAATGGATAGAACGTCGACCCGTCGTCGCTGGCCTGGAACGTGAGCGTTGATCCAGTCATGGCCGATGGAGTAATGACCGCCAAAGGCACTCGATTGTTTTCGAGCGTCAGCGTGGACGAGGTGGTAGCACCGTTGGCGATGGTGAGCGTGGATACGCGGAGGTTTTTAGCCAAGTTTCAGCTCCTTGATTTCTTTTTCAAATTGAGTGCGGAATGCTGCTTCGGCGGCGGATTGGGTGGCTCGTAAAGCCTTCATGATTGGTTGTTCTGCACGCGGGAATCGGATTGTTTGCACCTTCTTTCCCCAAAGGACATGACGCCTGTAGCTGTCACCGCGTCGCGATGGATGAACGAACTGTTGCTTGTTTCCTTTTGGATACTTTGCACCTATCACAACGCCGACAGCACTTTTCAAAACCTTGACGCCAAAGTTGTCGCCGGAGTTGTTCTGATACGCTGCATTTTTCTTGTACTTGGCAGACCACTTTTCGCGAGTTCCTGTCGAACGGCTTCGAGGTGCGATGCTTTCGGCATGCCGTGCAATAGGTTCGCCAAATGCTTTCAGGCAGCGATCCAGCGGACCTGCTCGCAAACGGATGTCGAACGCTTCCATCGCTCGGATAAGCTCTTCGTTGATTTTGATTTCGATGCTCATGTGACACACACCAATTCGATATACCGCCGCAACCCGTCGACCTGGTTAACGTAGGTAATGCCGTAGTTCGTTGAGTTGAAAACAATTCGCATCTCAGGTTCGTATCCAGATCGGTAACGGACTCGAAAAATTGCTTTGGTACCTGCTTCGAGCTGGCGTCCTCGCATCGTTTCGTTTCCGCCTGTCGGCACAAAATCGCAGGGCTCATCCGCAACATAGTTTGTCCAGGAAACCACTGGCTGACCGGCTGAGTCTATCGTTTCCGTAGGTTGCTGAATTGTGCATCGGTGCCTCATGGCTCCGACTCTTAGGTTGCGTGGTCGTCCGCTCATGGGTAGTTTGACCTCATGAACTTCATCACCAAGGACTCGTAAGGCTTCATGGTCTGGATCGCGTCAGACATGAGCATGTCACGATTCTCAAAGTAATGGCCGACAAGCAGCAGCATGGCGCGTTTGGCGATTGCCGGTACGAGCGTGGCGTCCTGTGAGTAGCCGCATCGATAGTTGATCGTCCAGGCGTCCCAACGTGCTGATGTTGCTGGCAAGGTGGCTTGGTAAGCTAGTCTGAACTCGTTGATGTGGAGTTGGTACAACGATGCAGATAGCGTCTGTGAAGCGTTGTTGCCGTCGAAGTAGGTAATGGATGTAATGCTTTGAATTGGACGCTTCGGAAGTGCAAGCCTATCGGTTAACGACTGGACTCGGATTTTCCATGTTTGGTAGCAGCAGACGCTGTCGGTATCATGCTCCCACTGTTCACGAGCTTCTTGGATTGCTTGTGCGAGTTGGACGTCGTGCGTCGTGTCGCTGGTCGAGATTTCGAGCTGCTTTTTCGCTTCGTTGAGTGTCAGCGGTTCCACTGTCGGACCCGTCACTAGTTCGGCTTGAAATTTCATATTCTCCGATCCTCGCTCGAACTAGGTAATCTGCAACTCCGCTCGTAACATCCACAACGCATCCAGGCTCATGACGCATCCACATGCGTGCGAGCTTTACTCTCGTCTGCATACTTCCTCCACTCTTGCGGGTACATGTGCGTAGGTTTGAAGTCGTCGTCGTAAATGGCGACCATTTCTTCAACGTGTCCGATCCTCGTTGCACAGTCGATAAAGCACTTCAGTCCTGCCTTTTTCCATTGGCACCAAAACCAGATGTCGGAATCGATCTTGTTGCCTCGCCAACCGCCGTTTTCGTCTGGCTGGCAAAAAAACCAAGGCTTTTCGACAGCAGCGAGTTTTTTGAGGTTGAGCACTGTCAATCCGAAGTGAGCGGTGTCGACCTGCATTGGGTATCCGTCCCAAACGCCTGAGACCTCGCCAAATCGATGGCCTAGCATGTGTGGCTTGCCTCGCCGAAGCTGCATGGCACACAGTGCATCCATGTCTTCCTGGACTGCCAAGCTGATGAGGTGGTGGACTTGATCGCCAGTAAAGACGCTGTCACCGTCTACGGTGATGGCGTACTCGACTCCTTGATCGATCGCGTCCTCCAGCATCATCTGCATGCACTGTCCGTAGTAAACGCCACCGCTGACGCTCAGCGGAATGCGTAGCTCGTTCATTGCCTTCTCGATCTGGTTCCGGCACCATGTGATTTCAGCACGCGGTGCGGTCATGATCGCTTGGACTTTTACGTTTGCCATAACTGCCTGTCTCCTCCAGGTTTTCTTGAATTAACCAACAACCGAAACGTCCGCGTTGCTGCTGTTCGCACTGTTCTCGACTTCGAGATCGAGCGAACCGATGACGCTTGAAAGAACAGCACCGTTGGTGGTGGTGTCTGGCGTCAATTCGATTCGCAGATACCGCTTTCGTGCCTTCAGGTCGACGTTGTACGCGGCAACAATGGCTGCCGTGTTGTCGAGCGTCCGGTTGAAGTTGGAGTCGAAGGTTGCAAACGTGGTCGCGGTTGTCGAATCGGATTCGAGCAAACGGACGGCAACGTTCGTGCTGTTCGTGTTAGCCTCGGCTCCGAGGACGATGGTGATGGTTGCATAATCAGCACCAGCACAATCGAGGTTTGCGGTTCTGGCGGTGGTCGCAGCCGTAATAGGTGCGAGCATGACGTTTCGTTTTACGGACTGAAGATGTTTCATGTTCTGTGTATCCCTGTGTCGGAAAAATTAAGTTGTTGAGAAAAGCCGCTGCCTCGGTGAAGAGACAGCGGCAAACCACCTGGAGGAGAGGCGGTTAGAATCAGCCGAAGACGAGACCGATGATGCCGCCGGATGCGGAGGCTGTACCG